TTTACTTCGGCTGACTGCGTATTTGCACCTGGCGATTTAGAGCTATTGAAAACCGCTAAAACTGATGCTCTAACCCTGTGCAGTAAGTTCCCTCACTATCAGACTTTTGCTGTTGGTGAAGAGATTGTGAAGTCGATTGGATTGTTTGATGAGGGTTTGCATCCTATCTATTTTGAGGATAACGATTTTCAGCGGAGAATGAATCGTGCAGGCCTTCGTGTAGATCTACTACCGTTGCAACTTGGGCATGACAATTCTTCGACAATCAATAGTGATGTGAAGTTTAGTTTGCGTAATGAGGTTACTTTCCGAAATAACCGTAACTATTTTGATAAGAAAATTGAGTCTAATGATTTCAGTGAAGGTCGCTGGGATTTGCAGATTAGAAGGATTAACTCTTGGGATTAGTTGTTATCACTGGTGTTGCAGGGTTTCTAGGTTCTCATCTTGCTGACGCTTATTTGGCTAAGGGTTGGAAGGTTCGTGGCATAGATAATCTGCTTGGTGGGAATGTCGAGAATGTTCCTGACGGTGTGCATTTCTATCAGTGTGATTTGGATGATTTGGTTGCTATCACGCCTATCTTTACTGGAGCTGATTTAGTTATTCATGCTGCTTGTACCGCTTATGAGGGTTTGAGTGTGTTCAGTCCGTCTCTTGTGGTTCGTAACACTGTTCAGATAAGCGTGAACGCTATGACAGCGAGTATCAAGGCCAAAGTTCCAAAGTTTGTTTACATGTCGTCTATGGCTCGTTATGGCGATAATTGGGGTGATGTGTTTGATGAGACTCTTGAACCGCAACCTCAAGATCCGTACGGTATAGCTAAGTTGTCTGCCGAGAAGTTGTTGCAGAATCTTGCGAAGGTGCATGACATTGATTTAGTTATTCTTGTGCCTCACAACATTGTTGGGGAAAGACAGAAGTTTGATGACCCGTTTAGGAATGTTGCAAGCATTATGGTGAACAGGATGTTGCAGGGTAAGCAGCCGATAATTTACGGCAATGGTATGCAGCAGAGGTGTTTTAGTTTTATTCAGGATGTTATCTCTCCGATTATGACTGCGTGTGAGTCACATAGAGCTGTGGGTGAGGTTATCAATATTGGCCCTGATGAGTCGCCTATAACGATTCTGGGACTTGCTCAAAGGCTTGCAGACATTATTGGCTTTGAACTTGACCCTATCTTTATGCCTGGCAGACCTCAAGAGGTTGCTGTCGCTTTATGTAGCTCAGATAAGGCTAGGACACTTTTAGGTTATGAAACGACTGTCACGTTAGATCAGGGGTTGCGTGATTTGGTTGATTGGATTCGACCTCGAGTAAAAGAGTTTGAGTATCATTTGCCGATTGAAATTGTGTCAGATTTGACACCTAAGACTTGGACTCAAAAACTTATCTAGGCTATCAAGGTAAACTAGAGATTGACTTTAGGAGTTTATTTTGGCTGTTCAAAACGCATACTGTTCTTTAGCGGATGTTAAGGCTAGTTTACGAATTAGTGACACAATCGATGACGCTCTAATCGAGAACAGCATCAACGCTGCATCTCGAATGATTGACCAATACTGTAACCGCTACTTTTATTCAGGTCAGGCTGGTGAGGTTCGCTATTTCAAAGCTAACGATGCCTATAACTGTTGGATTGATGATTGTCAGTCGATCACTGAGTTGAGGACTGCTCAAAGCAATCCGATTACTTACAATCAGATTTGGGCGAGCACAGATTTTCAGACTATCCCTGCAAACACTTTGGCTAATGGTGCGTATCAGCCGATTACTGGTTTGACTGCTGTTTATAACTATTTCTTTCCTACTTGGCAGGAATCTAACCTTGTACAGGTCACAGGATTATTTGGCTGGCCTTCGGTGCCTGAGCCTGTAAAGTTTGCTTGTATCATTCAGGCCTCACGCTTGTTCAAGCGTTTAGAGTCTCCTCTTGGTGTTGCAGGTGTTAGCGATATTGGAATCATGCGTGTAGGCAGCAACATTGATGGTGATGTGGCACAGCTCATCAATCCGTTCAGACTTTTGAGAACTGGTGCATAAGTGAGTTCGATTAGCGAACTTCGTGCAGGCCTTGCAACTAACCTTAAAACTATTAGGGGTTTGCGTGTTGTTGAGACTTTGCCTGATGTTGTGAACCCTCCTATGGCGATGATAGGGCTATCTAAGGTTCAATACAATCAGCAGAATCAGCGTTCAATGTCGCTCTACACATTTCAAGTCACTGTTGTTGTAGGTCGTGTTTCAGAGCGTACAGCACAGAAGGCTCTCGATGTTTTGGTCGCTCCAGGTGCAGGTTCAGTCAAGTATGCGATTGAGGTTGATAGAACTTTGGGCGGTAAAGCGTTTGATGTGTTCGTGCCTGAACTATCTAATATCGGTGCCGTGTCTGTCAATGGAATAGACTATTTTAGTGCCGAGTTTTCGGTTCAAGTTTACGCAAGCTAAGGAAAATATATGGCTATCTTTGTCGCAACAGACTTTCTAGTTTCAATCAATGGATCTACTGCTCTAAACGCTTACTTGACTCAGGTTGAGTTGAAGGCTTCTGCTAACGATGTGACTACTACTGCTTTTGGTAGCACTTGGGTTACTCGTGTTGCAGGTTTGAAAGAGGGTTCACTTACACTTCAGTTCAATCAGGATTATGCTGCTTCAGCAGTTGATGCAACGCTTTGGCCTTTGCTTGGTACAAATGCGACTGTAGCAATTCGACCAACTTCAAGTGCTATCTCATCTAGCAATCCTTCGTATACGGCTGTAGTTGTTGTTACCGACTACACCCCCGTGAGCGGCCAGATAGGGGATTTATCCACGCTAAGTATTACGCTTCCAACATCAGGTACTGTCTCAAGGGGAACTGTCTAAACGATGAATCAACTCACACTACGCATTGAGTTATCTGACGGTCAGGTTGTTGAAGTGTTGTCTAGTGCAGGCGACATAGTCAAATGGGAAACACATTTCAATCTTGGGATAGACAAACTAGAGAAAGTTACTCACCTCCTTTATCTTGCATGGCTTGCGGTTGTAAGGCTAAAGAAAACTGGTGAGACTTTTGATGATTGGATTGAACTTGTCGCCAAAGTTGAGGTTGTTGACCCAAAAGAATAAGCAGCCTTGGTGTTGACTCTTATCATTGGCTGATTGCTAATCTTGCTGTTGCGACTGGGATTGCACCGTCAGTTTTGATGCAGGAAAGTGATCGGATGATAAACACTATGTTGTTTGCGTTGCAAAGTCAGCGGAGTGACAATGGCTGACCCTAATGTTATTTATGATGTCAAAGGTTTGTTAAAAGACCTTGAGGCGTTAGAGCCTGGTATGCGTAAGGCTTTAGTGAAGGATGCTAAAAAGCCTGCTAAACCTATTGTGACTATTTTGAAAAAGGATATTCCTACAAAAGCACCTTTATCGGGTATGAGTTTGAGCAATAATCCTCATGGTCGTCTTGCTTGGGGTGGTAGTCAAACAAAAAAAGGCAATAGAGTTCCTGCTAATAGTGTTACGACAAAGTTTCGTTCAGGTCGCTCTAGAACTAGGGCTATAACACCGCTTGTCGCTATTTGGGTGAACTCACCTATGACTGCTATCGCTGATGTTGCTGGCAAGGGTGGAATGCGTAAAGCTAAGACAGTTACTAACGAATATGCCTATAAAGGTAAAACTAGAAGGCACAGGGTTACAAGTCAAGGTGAAACTATGATTCGTGTTCTGAAATCTCGTAACCTCAATAACTTTATTTATCCCAAAGTTGAAGAAAAGATTGATGATGCTCAGACAGAAGTAAAATTGATTATTGAGCAGTATGCTCGCAAAGTTAACAGGAAGTTGAACTAATGTCAGTCATTATCAAGCTCTTATCTAAGTTTGACAATTCAGGTTTGAAGAAGGCTCAAAAGGGTTTTTCTGGGCTGACTAAAACTCTTGGTGCTGTCGGTATTGGTTTGGGTTTGAAGCAGATTACAGGCGATTTGGTGGATGCGGCTAAGGCTGCTTCTATGGATCAGAAGTCGACACAGTTGCTGAATAATCAGTTGGTAAAGAATGCTAAGGCGACTACTGCACAGACTAAAGCGAATGACAAGTTTATTCAAACTCTCTCTGAACAGGTGGGTATTGTTGATGATGAGC